TTGCCCTTGCCGTTCGGCGTGACGAACGCGCCGATGCTGTGAAGTACTTCCGGAGTGAACAGGGCCGCAACCTGTTTTCCAAGGTTCGCCTGTGCCTTGCGCTGCTCGTCCGTATAGCCCACGCGTTCGCCGTCAGCTTTAAGCTGGGGCCGGTCGATAAACTGGAGTTCGTGCATGGTATCCTCGTTTCTACCCATTAGGGTTACTGGCCAGTCTCGATGAGATACTGGCAGTAGTCAAAGAGCGTTTCAAGGTAACGCTCTGTCTCCGAGCTAATTGCAGTATGACTCTGCGATAAGCTCACTAATGCGCCAAACATGCCCTTGAGCATTCTTACATCATGCGACTCTGTTGAGACATAGACTCGCATGTAAGCTAACTTGTCGGCGTCCAACGTGTCTCCTCTAGCAACTTTCCCGGCGTCCTATGCCTGTTACAGCTTTCCGTGTGTTCTGGAAGGGTGCGCCGCTTGGGGTTGCTTGCCGGTCGAGCCGATCGGCGACTTGCAAAACCCCGAAAAAATCCGGTGACCGGCGCTAAGTGGCAATTTTTTCAACGACTTACGACGAATCGGGGCGAAAATTCGGCGAAAATTTTCTTGCGAATGGCACACGCGCAGTAGCTCCACCACGTGTCAGAGTGTCAAGTAAACTTTACATACACTCTAAAAAACACTGTCTGTAGCCTATTGATTCTAAAGGTATTTACGGTGAATGCTACATTCACGCTACAGCCAACACGCGCGATATAACGCACACACACTAGCACGCTAAAAAACGCGCTATGTTATACATTCCGCGCGGTTTACGCGCACATCCCACGCGCACATCCCACGCCCGCCCGCGCGATTAAAGGCTTCCGCACGCGGGTTCAGAGTCTAACTAGGGTCCCATCTGCCAATACTGATTTTTCAAATTTAGGTTTTATTACTGTTCTATCTTATTGATTACAAAGAACATAGAGGGCAGAAGGGGGTCGGCTTTTTGACCCCCTGAAAGCCCTGTAACTGGTTTCAAATCTTTAATATGCGATTCTGCGTATAGAATTTTTAATTTTTAGAATTCTCTGGGAGGGGTTTATAGCCTGGTGTGGGTCATCTAGCCAGTTTATTTTAGTTTTTTACATTTCGGGTGGGTAAAAACCGAACTTCAGGCGTCTAATAGAGTGGAAATACAGAAAGCGGTGGTATGGCAGCGGTCAGGTATTATGATTTGAACAGTCTTCCTCCTATTTGGGGCCGAGAAGAGAAACAAGAATGGGTCATCGAAGGTTTTATACCTAAGAATGCCATTACAGTTCTTACGGGAGCTACTGGAAGCGGGAAATCCAGTGTCATGTTGGCGGCGGCAGCAGCGGTAGCCGCTGGAGAACCCTTCTTAGGACACACTACAGCGCAAACCAAGGTTTTATTTGTTGATCGAGAGAACCCATTATATGTATATTTAGAGCGATTTGCTCGTTTTGAGATTGAACCGACCGACCAAATTAACTTCTGGGGCACTTGGGACGTTGAACTAGAGCCTCAAGGACCTGATTATACTGGGATTATAAAGTATGTTGAGGAGCATCATCCTCTCATTGTCTTCGATTCGCTGGTTGCTTTCCATCCTGAGAGCGAGCAGGACGCCTCAGAGACGCGTCGGTATATGCAGTTATTTCGTAACTTGGCGTCTAAAGGGGCTTCTGTAGTAGTTATTCATCATACAGGAAAGAGTACCGAGGGCCAGAGCAAATTCTATCGGGGATCGAGCGATATTCCAGCCAATGCGGATGCGGGTTGGCTTTTGGAGCAAGAAGCGGGGGCTGGTGGAAAACGGCTTCAGAAGATGCTTTTAACCTGCTATAAATCCCGAGAGGGTGTTTTAGGCAAGTTGTACTTTGGCCTTGAAGGTACGAAATTCGTTGCTCATGAATTTTTGACAGACGATAATCCCATCTATAAAATGCTAGACGTATTCCTCGCTGACCACCCGAATAGTAACGTTAGTCAAATAGCCGCTGCTTTTCCCGATACAACTAGAGATAAACTGGATAAGGCTCTCGGCCTTGGACATTCAAAAGGCCGGTACTCCCGAGTTCGAGGACTCAACAATGCCCTAATTTACTCCCTGAGCAATACCCCAGTAGCTCAGTGAATCGGTTTTTGAGACTCTTCAGAAACCGTCGGTTTAGACCGTTTAGAATCTAGGGTTTGGGTTTTTAAGCTCTAGGCAGTATGAATACCTGAAAAGTACTATTATTTGGTTTTTGAGTATATCCTACGTGTAGGCGTTCAAAAACCGAAACCGAATCTTGGGGCGGGTTTTTATCTACCGCCCCTTGGAGAATATGATGAAGACTATTGACGACCGGCGTTTGCTTCGAGCTGTAGTTCTGGAGCACTTAGGTGGAAAATGTGTTGTTTGCGGCTGGAATGACTATCGTGCGTTACAAATAGACCACATTCTAGGCGATGGCAGTCAAGAAAGGGCAACTCCGGGGTATGACCGATTCCGATTCCTGGTTGGACTGTTAGATGATCCGCAGCTTGCTGACAAGTATCAACTCCTTTGTGCCAATCACAACTGGATAAAAAAGGTTGAAAACAACGAAATCAGGAAGCCAAGACCTCGTACCGGAGAAAAACGGCTGGATCAGATACTTACTTATGTATCTAAACACCCAAAATGTATACAACAGGACATCGGTAAGTCCTTAAAAATTCCATCTGGTGCGCTAGTTGCCTGTATGAGGGAACTGACTTCTAGGAGCCTGGTTACTTTCGAAATTGGACCCAGGAACTCCCACTTTTATACGGTTCGAACAGTACCAAAAATAAATTCCTAGAAAATGGGTAAAACAAGGTCCCTCAAGCGTCTAATATAGTGAAGGTGCAAGAGATGGCGAACAACACGATTCAAAGACAGGACTGGTACGAAAAGGCGGCAGCCGCAATCGTGCGCTCCGAGAAGACGTTGTTCCAGTTTTCGAACGAGAACAACCTGGGTCTGACCTCCACCGAGTGCCAGAACGTAGCTCGCACCAAAGAATTTCAAAGTGTCTTGCGTAGTGAACGCAACAAGTTCTATAAAGAACTATCGACAGACCCTTCTAGGAGCCGCTCTACTGCTATTGGGCAGTTGCTATTTGCGGTGCAGAAGCTCCTTGAAGGTGAGCAGTATGACAAAGCAGTGACTGCTTTGGTCGCCCTAGCTAAGCTAGAGGGTTGGACTTCGGATCAAGCTCAGTTGAACATCTTCAACGATCTGAACGCAAAAGACATCGAGGGGCTTAAGCAAAAGCTCAAAGACAAGATGAAGGTACAATAATGGGAACAGTCAAAGGCGACTTCTACGAGCGTCTTAAAGAGATTCAAGATCAGATGAACAAGCTCCCGGCCCCCGCTCACGAGCGTCATTGTCCATACTGTGAACCCTGGCGCTGCCCGCACTGCGGTCGGCCCTTCACATATCCGCAACCCGGAGTATGGATGTAAATGGCAAATGTCGATGAGGTTCTTGAGAAACTGGAAGGGTTTTCTACTGAGGATGCTCTTGTCGTCCTGGAAGCGATTAGCGCCGACCGCAGAGACCGCCATTTTAGTAGATACTGGAGTTGTGATCCGAACCCGGAATATCAGACTTTCTTTAACGGGATTGAAGAAGAGTTCTCGAAGTTTACCTCCGACATCAAAATCTACGCCATGCTCGGCGGCAACCGATCCAGCAAGACAGAACGCGGAGCTTTTCTTGCCGTAGCGTGGCTGATGGGTAAAGACTACTTTCTGAACGAACCTGCTTGGAGATACGTTAAAGACTTACCCATTCCAGAGCACGGAGTAAATGTCTGGGCCGTCGGCCTGGACTTTTCAGTTATTCAAGATGTGATCTGGCGCGAGAAACTGCGCTCCGGACATAAACATCCAGGACTGTTACCGAGGACGCCCTGTCCTCTAATAACAAGGATCAGCGACTCTTCTTTCCAAGTTGAAGTTGATGTAGAGGGCCGTAAGTCTATCCTTACTTGCAAGTCCGCCGACTCGGGACGAGAAAAGTTCCAGTCCGCTTCGGTAGACCTGGCTTGGATTGATGAAGAGATTGACGCTGAAGTCTTCGACGAGATTTATCAAAGAACATCCGACTGCGCGGGTAAGATTCTTCTTACCATGACACCACTTAATGATATTGGTAGCGCCGCGAAGACTCCCTGGGTCTATGATCTATATAAAAGTTGGAAAGCCGGACAGAAGGATGTTTATTTCTCCAGTCTAAACACTCTGGAGAATCCCTTCATTCCCGACGATGAGAAGGAAAAGCTCAAGATCAAGTGGGCTGGTCATCCGGAAGAGCGTGCCCGCCTATACGGTGAATTTATCCAGCGTGCCGGACTTGTGTATCCCCAGTTCAACTGGGAAAAGCACGCGATTAAGCCCTTCCATATTCCTTCAGACTGGAAGCGTATCGGTTCAATTGATCCTGCGGCAACAGGACCGAACGCTTGTTTGTGGATGGCCGTACGGCCTAGTGGGGATATTATTGTTTATAGAGAGTATCTAGAAGCTAACAAGATCGTAAGTGAACACGCTAAAGATATTCTCGTTCGTAATGGCGGTGACAAGATCGACATCTTTCTAATTGATCCCTTTTGGGGTTCGGCCCGACAGGCAGAAAACCACAAACAGGGTTTCCAATTATGGAAAGAAGCAGGAATCCCGGTCAGGCTAGCACCGCGAACCGATG